AGTGCAGGAGACGGAGCATTATTAGATGGTGTTTCTTCCGCAATTAAAGCCACAGTATTTGATTACACAAATTCCAACCCTCTAGGAGTAGTCCTCAGAGATACTAATGGAGATTATGTTTCAGCAGGTGGGGGTACACAGTATGCAGTTGATGCAGCTTTGGGTGCTACGCCTACAGGAACTCTTGCTGTTGCTATCCGTGATGATGTTTTATCAGCTTTGACCCCAATAGAAGGTGATGCGATAGGTTTTAGAGTTAATGCTAATGGTGCATTATGGGTAATTCCAAGCGGTACTACTGCTGTTTCTGGTACTGTAGCCTTTTCTAACACAACCATTGGTGTAACTAACGCTGGGACTTTCGTGACTCAAGAAAATGGTGCAGCTCTAACCGCTTTACAGTTAATTGACAACGCCATTTCGGGGGCAGGATTTAATATTACTCAACAAAATGGGGTTGCAGTATCTTTAAACACAGGTGTGCGTGATACTGGTACACAGAGGGTCACCATTGCTACAAACGATGTCGTACCAGTAACGTTTACAGGCTCAACAGATGTTGCAACTCAAACAACTTTAGCTTCAGCACTTACTGCTTTACAACTTATAGATAACGCCATCTCTGGTGCTGGGTTTAACACAACTCAACTAGGTGGAGTAAACATTTCTCTCAATACTGGAGTAAGAGACACAGGAACTCAAAGAGTAACGATAGCAACAAATGATGTAGTTCCTGTAACTGACAATGCTGGTAGTTTAACAGTTGATGCTCCTGTAGGAACTCCTGTCTTTGTAAGACTTTCCGATGGCTCTTCTGCTATTGCCACACTGCCTGTTTCTTTAGCTTCTGTACCTTCCCATGCTGTAACCAATGCAGGTACATTTGCAGTACAGGCTTCATTAATAGCAGCAACTACAGGCGGAGCAACGGCTTATAAATTAGTATCAGCAGCTACAACAAATGCGACAAACGTCAAAGCAAGTGCAGGGACTGTTTACATGATAACAGCCTCAAATGTAAATGCGGCAGTAAGATATCTAAAATTTTACAACAAAGCCTCAGCTCCTACAGTTGGAACGGACACCCCTGTTTTCACATTTGCAATTCCTGGTAACACAGCAGGTGCAGGTACTAATATCCCGCTTCCTGCAATGGGAGTAAATTTTGGAACTGGAATATCATTTGCGACAACAACTGAGGCAACTGATGCAGGGACAACGGGAGTTGCAATAAGTGAGATAGTAATTAATATTGCTTATATATAGAAAGTTAATTATGGCAAATTCAATATTAAACAAATTTATGGAAAGGAGGTAACTATGGCAGTAGTTGGCAGTAATCTAACATCAGGAAGCGATACAAACTCAGACACAACAGCTACAACAGCTTCAGTCTCTCCCACTTCCAACAACTTAATCCTACTAGGCATTGTAAACACCGATAGTGGTGCAGCCCCAACAATATCAGGCTTAGGATTAACATGGGTACAAATTGATAGTTCTACTTTTAATGTTACTTCGCAGGATAGACGAATAAACCTCTTTAGAGCATTGGGAACTGTGACTCCAGGGACAGTGACAATTACATTTGGTTCGGACACACAAGATATACGCTGGTCAATGGGTCAGTTTTCAGGAATAGATACTGGAGGGACAAATGGATCAGGAGCAATAGTACAAAGTGCTAAAAATGTTAGTGAAACCGCAGCGACAAATTGGACTGTAACATTAGGTGCATTTTCAAATGTAGACAATGGAGCATATGGCTGTTTTGGAGCATCAGGCTCAGATGGGGCGACTGTTGGTAGTGGTTTTACATTATTGTCAACAGCCGGCGGCGATCCTGATAATACAAATTTAACATCAGAATGGAGAGCAGACAACGATACTTCTGTAGATTATTCTCAAACAAACAGCCATAGGATGGGAGGAATAGCTGTTGAAATAAAAGCAGCAGCAGCCGCCGCTAACACTCAACGATATTTAACTATGATGGGTATAGGGAGTTAATAAAAAAGACTTACAGCACTGGGTGTTGGCTAAGTGATATAATAGAAATATGAAGAAAACTTTTACTTCGTTAGTTAATTATGCATAAGATGGTGCTTCAGGGGAGGGACTGAAGGTCTTTGACGAGTATCTTTATTATATCCTTCCTACAGAAATAGGAAGATACGGAAGGTTATCAGGAACACCTACTTTTACTGTTTCTGTTATAGGAGGAGTTAGGCATTTTGCTTTATTGGGTGTAGGGTGACATTAGGACTGGGATGATTTCTTGACAGTTTTTATAATATGTGATACTGTATTTTTACTATCAGGGAAATGACCCACAGGCTGAATAAGTCGTGGGATTTTTTTTGACTAAATCTGCCTATGAGTGTCGCCCTATCAACAGTTCGAGCACAAGTTAGAAGCTATTTGGATGAATCTGCCGAATCCGATTGGAGCGATACTGACTTGAATCGTCTTATTAATCAACGCTACCACAGAGTCTACACCGCAGTTATTGGAGTTTTTGAAGACTACAAAATATCCACTAATTTCATCAATACTATAGCAACCCAGCAAGAATACACAACGTCTGATGGTTTAGCGACAGACATTTACAAAATAAGACGGGTAGAGATTAACTACAACATTACAAATACTGATTCTGTTTTTCAAAGAGCTTTTCCCCTTACAAATGTAGACGCTATGAGGGTGCGTCTTGGAGAAACAAATATGGGACCAACTCTTTACAGAAATCCTATGTACTACTTCCTTGGTGGCTCACTAGGCTTTATTCCTATTCCTGACAAAGTAGGAACAAATGCTATTAAAATGTGGTATGTGCCAACACTTGCAGATTTATCTTCTGATTCTTCAACTATTGACCTTCCATACCCAGAGAGATACTACCACGTTATTGCAGAAGGAGCTGCTGGAGATGCTTTGAGATTTGGACAGCAAGAAAGTAGAGAGGCTGACAAATTTGACCAGAAATTCATTGCAGGAGTAATACTCATGCAGGAGGAACTTGAGGATAGGGTTGCTGAAGAAAGTAAAACAGTTATTGATGTTCAAGGAGAGAATTTAGATTTTTCACAATAATGTCAGTTCTTGAAGATATTAAAGCACTTAGCCGAAGACTTGATTCCCTAATTGAATCAACTGGAACCGCAACAGGCTCTATCTCACTAGCAAATGGTGAAGAGATTACTTTTACAATTACAACAAGTAGTAACAGTAACGCAAAAGTATTACCTGTTGTAGATTTGACTTTATATATAGGTTCTGTTGCAGATGCAAATAGGCTTCCAGAAGGAAGTGGAATAACTGAATCTCAGTGGCAGGTAATTGGACCATGGAGTGATTGGGGGGCAACTAACAATGTTAATCATAAAACAAAAATATTTATAAGGAATATTTCGGCAGGGACACAGACGGTGTTGATAAAAACAATTTCACGAGTAATCGTAAATTCACCAACACCTGATACAACAACATAATGAACACAATAAAAGTATCAACATTTAAAGATGGAAAAAAAGGGTATAGTACAGGGAATATAGAAATTTCTTTTTGTAAAAAAGACCCAGTTTCTGTTAAGGAAATTACAATTACTGATAGGGTTTATGAGGACTTTATTGCAAATCCTGAAAAAATTAAACATATAAAATAATGCAAAATTTAGTAGAACTTACAGAAAAGAACTTTTTGGGTATGAATGATAAATACCCAGCACATCTACTTCCAGCGGGAGTATTTGCTCTAGTGCAAAATGCTCTTGTTTCTGATAATAGAATTGAGAAAAGATTGGGTACTGATAATATCGCTAATTCTCTTGGTGCTTTTGCTCATCTAGGAGGAACAGCTTTTGAACCTAATGGAGCAACAAAGCAGATTATTGTTTGCAGAAATGGTGCTTCAAATGCTCAACTCTATTCTTGGTCTGGTTCTGGAACCTTCACTGCAATTGGTTCTGCTAATTTAACAGCAGGAGCACAAATGAATTTTGTTCAAGCATCCAATAGGCTTTTTGGATTTAATGGGACAGATGTTGTTGATGTTACTTCTGCTTTGACTGTTACTAAAAATAGAGCAGGAGTACCTCTTGGTAAATTTGGATTGTGGTTCCATAATTATTTGTTTGTAGCTAATACATCTGCAAATCCAAGCAGACTTGAATGGTCATCTCTTGGAGACCCAATAACCTTTTCAGGAACAGACTACTTTGACGTCAATCCGAATGATGGAGATGAAATTACAGGGCTTGCTATTATTAACGATGAACTCTTTGTTTTTAAAAAGAATACTATTTGGTCTATTACAGGATGGTCAGGTTCAACTTTCAGTGCAACAACGGTTGCGGGACAAAATACAAATTCAAAGATTAATGGGTATGGTTGTGTTTCTCATCAAAGTATTGTAAATACAGGAAGAGACCTCTTTTACCTTTCATTCCTAGGTCAAACTCCATATATTAGAAGCTTCCAACAAAGTCTATTTGCTTCAACTATTGAGCAGGGAATTGTCTCACAAGATTTACAGACAACTTTTGAAGGACTTAATAAGAGTCAATTATCAAAAGTAACAGGAATTTATGATGGTAGATTTATATACTGGGCATTTTCAAATGGGGCAAGTACTACTAATGATTTAGTCCTTGTATTTGACCCTGAAAGAAGAATGAAAACAGTTCTTGGAACTTTGAGAAGCTGGGTTAAATGGACAGGGACTACTCCACAACAATTCTTTATTTCAACAATTTCAGATAGAGCAAAAGTTTATTTCACAGATGCTACTACAGGAGGATTTGTATTTGAACAAGGAACTTCAACCTATGACGATAATGGAGTAGCAGTTGTTATGGATATTAAAACTAGGGATTATATGCTAAGTGGTTCTCAGAAATCTAAGTGGAAATATTTGTATCACAAGTACAC